GTACTAATAACATTTTTTTTGCAGCAGCTTCTCTTTTTAAAGATATTGCATCTATTTTTGCAGCTGATAAAGTAGCAACTTCTAAATCACCATAACTAATTGCAGTACTATATTTATACACACCTCTAGTTTCATAATTTAAGTTAATATCAGAAGTATATGGTTGGTCTCTATCATCATAAGTACTAACATTACCACTAAAAGCAATTGTAGGAAATGATAATGAATTGGTTTCTAACCCACCTTGTTGATAATCACCACCAATCTCTCTAAATGCTACTTTTTGTGTAATTGCTTTAATAATTTGATTTGTATAAATAGTAGTCATAAATGCAGGAACACCAGAACTAGGTGTGTTAAATGATGCATCTACACTATCCATTGCCATTTTAATATGAACTGCCTCTTTTCTATCAGTTGCTAAAAATTGAGGATTATCAGCAAATATAATATTTAAATTATCTTGATTGTAATTATTATCAAAAATCATCTCAGAAGCGGATTTTATTCTTTCTAAATCTATGTTTTTCATATATTAAACTCCCATAACATCAGACACATTAGATATTTTTACTAATTGCCCCGCAGTCAATTCAGAAGCAACACTAATAAATTTAAAATTAGTTTTTGTATAAGTTGTCATTGTGCCACCAGCATCAGCCACAACTTCGCCAGTTGTATTATTAATATACACATCCGAACCAGCAACCACAGGATTTGTTCCAACCAAAGTCACTAATTTAACATAAAAAATACCACGGTTTGCAATTTCGCAAGGATATTTATTAAGTATTTGTAATCCCGCATTAGTAGTAATACCTTGAGTTAAATTTACATTAGAGTTATTACGAACAACCATACCCGCTAATTGTATATTAGTACCTTTTGCTTGTGCCACTTGGTTATCAGTGCCATTTACCAACCAAACAAAAGTACCAATCTTAACACCGTTAGCCTCATTTACAATATACCCATTTGTTGGATAAAATACAGTAGTTACAAATCCACCCTCATAACCTTGTGCTAAATCCAATAATGCTTCTTTTTGAAATGCCATTTTATAAGCCCCTTTCTTTAAGTGCTGTTTCTAAATCTAAACTATTACTAAGACCATCATGTGCCAATGTAGTCAATTCTTTTTTATTAATACTCAATACACTAACCGCTACCCTTTTCGCATTAGTATCAAGCCCATCAAACGCTATTTTATTATCTTTTAATACTTTACTATACAAAGCATCAGCACTATCAAAAGCAGTACGGTTTATCACACCAATATGTTTTTCGCACAATTCCACAGCTTCGTTATATTCACGCATTTGTTTATTAATTTCATTTTTAATTAATAACTTCAATGAAGCACTGTCCATCGCTGTTTTTTTATCATCTTTTTCGTCTTTGTCTTCATCTTCCGCTTTTTTATCTTTGTATTCTTCTTCTTTTTCTTCATCCTCAGCAGGTGTTAAAAATTTAAGAAGTTTCTCTTTTAATTCTGGGTTTTCTTGTAACATGTCTATAATTTTATCATAGTCGCTACTTTCACCCGTTTCTTGGTCTAGTGCTATTTTTTGTTTTGGCATTTTGCCTCCTCCTTTTATTAATAATTCATTACTGTCATTAATTATTGACTTAGTATTCCTTGGGTTTTCCACATGTGCCACATGGTTTGCAGATAAATCCGTCATGATAATATCATAAACAGCCCCATCATGCACCCCACTCTTAACTACAGGTGTATATCTATAACCCGCAGATAATCCTTTTTTACCTCTTGCTTCAATTTGCTCTACAGCCTCTTTATCCCAAAGCACTATTGAACATGTTAAGTCTTTACCATCAAAATTAATATCACTTGACAATGTACCAATAACATTACTTTTCGGTATATCGTCAGCATAAACTACTAAGTGAGTATCAAGTAAGGGCATGTCTTTAAATGTGTCTTTTGCTTTGTCTATTTCGTCAGCAGGACGGTATAGTTTATATATTTGGTTGGCATCTAAGCCTAATGATTGGTAGTTAGGTATTTCACGCCCTAAGTATTCAAATACTCCTGCGGATGTAATAATACAATTTGCTACTCTTGTGAATTCGTTATCGTCTATAGTGCGTTGGCTATCATTAGCCATAATATGTGCCATATCATCACTAACCACTTTTTCTAATATAGCAGTAGCATACGCATATTTATTATTGATATTGTTTTTTTCAGCTTGTAAAATAGCATTATTCCATATCTTTTCTAATTTTTCTACAGATATGTTTTTTTCTTTACTTATCTTTTCAATTAAATTATTTGGCATTTACCTTATCTTTTAACAAAAATAAATGCCTCATAATTTTTGGAGAAACTCGAACCGCTTCACAGCGTTTTGAGGCATTTGTATTAATATAACACAAAATCAAATACTTGTCAAGTATTTTTATATTTCTACAATTGGTACAGAATAACAATTACAGTTTATTTTTTCCGCAGGTTGTATATACTCCCCGTCAATATAGCACCCCTCTTCAAGATTATATATTTTATTATTAGCCTTGAGGTGTGATTGCCTTGGCTCTTTACTTGCGGAACTATGTTTCCATTTTGCTTTAGTAAAACCTAAATCCAATTGCCTCGCTCTATTAATAACACTAGTAGAGTAATCTAATTGGTTTTTAGCAATCAATTTAATTCTTTTTTTATTTATTATATTTATTTTAGATAATTCACTTTCTAAATAAGTAAAATCACGCCCTTTGTTTATTGCTTCAAATACCGCCTCGCTTATTTTTTGTTGATATTGCTGTGGTATATTTGTAATTAAATCTATTTGCTGTTGTATTAAATTCTCATTAGCAATAACCAACCTTTTGTTTTCTTTGCTAAAATTCACAGTCAATTTATCAGATAATAACTTAATATTGCTATTATTCACTAATTTATTATGTTTGTCTATTTTATTAATAAACTTATTAGCAAGTAATGGGGCTTTTTTATTAAACAATTGCCCCCATTTTTTAAATAATTTTTTAATTAAATTATTAATAGTCTTGGGTGCTTTATCTAATGCTATTTTATCCTCTTGTTGAATATACTCTAATTTAATATTAATAAATATATCTTCAATCATCATATCTACTAATTGCTGTAATGCCCGTTTGTATTCAAGCCCAATACTGTTATTAGGTTTAATTGCTTTTAACTCTATAATTTTACTCATTGCTTTCAATTTCAATATCATCAAGATTATCAATATCTAAATTAGCATAACCATTATCTTCATTGTTTGCTATAACTTCTCGTACTTCACTTGTAGATAATATCCCCGCCTCTACTCTATTTTTTTCAGCTTCTGAATTAAATTTTTCTATTTGTGCTAATTCTAACTTATCAGCTTCATACAATTGTCCGAATTTAATATCTATATCATGGTCTATTTCTATACCCTCATTTAACATAAGCATATGCACCATAGACATCAGCACAGGTTTCGCCATACTTTCTCTGTAGTTTTCTACCAAATCATACCAGTTGCGGTGAGAACTTTCATCATTTGTACTAAAGCCCCTTGGTGATATTCCCAATAATTTCGTTGCTGGTATTTGTGTTATAGTACATAATAACTCAATGTACCTACTAAACAAATCATCAAGTCCGCTTACAGCCATTTGAATTTGTATTATTTCTTCTTCATCTTTTGCAAATATAAAAGCCCCAAAGTTATCTCTACCATTTACAAGTGATTGTATTCTTGCTTTTGCTCTTACTGGGTCTGTCAATGCGTCACCAGACAAGCCTACCAAACAGAGATTATATCTTTTAATTATTTCTTTTATTTCGCTTTTTATTTCTTCTACATCCATCACCGCCTGTAGTATCTTTTGTGTTAGTGACATCCCATAAAACCAATACACAGGCTTTATTAAAGTAGGTACATGATTAAATACAACTTTAATCATCCTACTACAATGCGTTGTCTCGCCCATTACTGTGTATAATTCTGGTTTGTAAAAATCAGCGTCTTTGGGTTTGTTAAAATTCACAGCCACAGGACTACACCATTGCGGTTCAATTACAGTAAAATACTCAAGACTACCTTTTGTTATTGACGTTACATCATATTTTATTTTTTTATCTTGTTTTTTTTCATCGTTCTTAAGTTTAGTGAATATTTGACAACCACCTAAACTAACCGCTGTTATCAATGCTTTATGTAGTGTTTCTTTAACTTCGTATTCTTTGATTTTGTTATTAAGCAATGTAATTAATTCACTTTTGTCTGAACCATCCGTACTAACTAATTCAAAACCTCCTCGTAGCATCTCATCAGCATAAACTTTACAAGCGTTGTATATTAGTGGTACTTGTTGATACATAATCAAAGCACCCCATCCTACAAATTGATATTCTTTAGTCAATTGCGTATCGTAGGTAGTTTGATATAAATTACCAAACATTGCAGGATTGTTATCCATTGCCATATTAGAGGTTTTATTTTGTGCTTCTTTTTGCTGTTCAAATGCGTTTATGTATTCATTGTTAAGTTTATATTCTTTTTTTTCTTTTTTGATAGTTACATATTGTTTTTTTATAGGTCCTTGTTCTAATTGAGGTATTTCATATTCGATCGGCGGTATAAATTTATTACTGTTATATAAATCTCTCATTAATTCTTTTATTTTTTTTAACATTCTCAACTCCAATAATTAGGATTAGTATATAGTGCATTTAGTGGCTTTTTAGCTTCAGCAATCTGTTTATATAGTGCGTATCTTAAAGCATCAATTAAGTGATTGTTTGCATCAATTATGTCAGTAGTGATTTGGCTTGTTTGCTTATCTATTTTATATTTGTAATTATATAATTCGTATATCATGTTTTTACAGTCAGGATTAACTATAATTTGTTTTCCTTTCAGATACTCAATACCAGCCTCTATACTTCCTTTGCTTTTTGTAGCCCCTTCACAATTTAACCCGTCGTGATTAAGTTGTGCTATGCTATCAGGTCTTGCACTATCACAATAAAATCGTTTATTAATAGCTTCTGGCATTTTTTGTTTAATCATTTCAGCATATTTGGTTATTAATAACTTATGTTCGTATATTTCTCTATTAATATATATTATATCATCATCAAGTAGAAACACCTCAATAATTGCTGTTGGGTCTGTGCTAAAGCCAAAATCAAGCCCATACAATGGATATACTTTGGTTCCATTATATAAAAAATCACAAGTATTATGTGTAATATCTAATTTATCTATTTTAAAATAACCTTTAAATATTACATCCTCCGTCATGCTTATCGGTTTGCCCAAATAAATATGTTCGTATTTAGCATAATCTTTATTCTTTATGTACTCAATTTCAGCCAAAGCGGTATCAGATAAAAAAGGGTTGTCAGGATAATTTATCTCAATACCGAGGCTGTTGGGTGGTGGTGTGGCTACAAATCGTTGGTATGTATGTGACTGTTCTTCAATCGGATTAAATGCTAACATTATTTTACTGTTTTCTTTACGGACAGTTGGTATTAATACTTCCCAATCGTGAGATTTTATAGTTTCCGCTTCTTCAATAAAACAAATATCAATATCAGCAGTAGATTTTATAGTATTTATATCTCTTGCAAGACCTTTAAATATAAATTTAGTATTACAATTGTAGGACTTTTTACCTACAATTGTGTCGTGTTTTATTTCGTAAAAATCAGTTAAATTTTCTTTGTATATAATGTTTTTGAGTTCGGAATATGTGCTGTCTTTTATGCTTGATTGATACTCTCTAGTTACTAATATAGTTTTATGAGATTTTATGCCTTCAAGTAATAAATATAAACATATCGTGTAAGTCTTAGCACTTGCACGTCCGCCATAAAGAATTATGTATCTATTTTGTGTATTAAATATTGGTATTAATTTTTTTGGTATGGATAAATTCATGATGCTATTATATTAATAACAGGTGATGGTTCTTGTTTGTTATTATTATTAATTTGTATATTCGTAAGTGCAGGTTCTTTATAAAATGAACTTATCTTATCAAGCCCAGCCCCTAATCTTTGTAATATTGTTACTGCTTCGTTGTATTCTATTGTGTTATTCTCTAGTTTAGTCAGCACATTATCAATAATGATATTATTTGCTTTCAATGCTTTATTATGCACATTGTGAAGTTGTTCTATTATGTAAAAAGCACTACAAATAACATTTTCACTAGTTAATTTCAATTCATCTGATATGATAAATAATTTATTGTCTTGTTTTTCTACATGCTGTAATGTTTGTATTTCTTCAAAATGAGTCATATTTTTATCTCGCTTCCAATTGTTTTTTTCTGCCATTCTTTTAATTGCAACGTAATTAATATTAAACTCTTGAGCTAATGCTCTTAAACTTTTGTCAGAATGTTCATAAGCATGTTTGAGCAACGCTTCTTTTTGTTTTTTTATTTCTTTTTTTGCTTGAGTTTCGTTAACTATTTTCATATTTTGCACCTTTTATTTTTTAAATTGTAACACATTTTACAATTTTTGTCAATTTTGTTACAGTTTTGTTACACTGTTTCACTTTTTTATTTATTTTACACAATTTTACAATAAAATATATAATAAAATCAATAATTTATACAAATGTTATAAT